GAACCCGACTGGGTTCTTCCGTCAGCAGAGTGCCTACGTGCCGCGTATGCAGTACAGTGCCGATGTCAACTACAACGGTGGGACGCGCGTTGACTTCGGTATCCCGCTGGCTGCTGGCACCACGAACATCTCTACCGGTGGCAGTGTTGCTGCGGCAGGTAGCATCGACCTCAGCAGCGTGGTTGAGCTTCCCGATCCGTATGGTCGCACGATTGTCGTCGCGCTCAGCGGTGCAGGCACCGGCACGCTGACGATCAACGGCTACGACTACCTCGGGCAACCGATCAGCGAAGCGTTCACGCTTGCTGGTGCAACACCTGTTGTCGGTGTGAAGGCGTTCAAGTCGTTCCGCAACGCCAGCTTCCCGGTGGTCGGTGCAGTGACGCTGAACGTGGGTACCGGTGCGAAGCTCGGTCTGCCATACAAGGCACTCCGCGTGCAGTTCGAGACCGCAAACGGTGTGTTCACGGCTGCTGGCACGCTGACGGCGCCCGTTCTCACGGACCCCGCAACTGCCGTGTCGGGTGATCCGCGTGGCACGTATACGCCGACGACTACGCCGAACGGTGTCATCACCGCAGGCGTGATCACCGGCACTGCGATCACCGCAGTGTTCGACATGGTGAACGATGTGAACGCTGCCGGTAACGGCGGACTGCACGGTATCCAGCAGTTCGCTGCGTGATGCATCGTGTCTATGAAGGCAGGTGACATCGTCAAGGCGGTGCTTGTGGAACTGTCACAGGTTCCCGGCATCGCTACACAGGTGTATGCCGCAGACCGCGTCCTGCAATACGTGCAGGACGCGTTCCTGCTAGAGATCGAGGAGATGTGGTGGCCCGAGTACATGCAGTACTTCGGGCCGATTGCACTGGATGGTGTGACCGGGATCATCGTCAGTGATCTCGTTGGGCCGATCAGCAGCATCACGCAGTATGGTGACATCGCTAAGGTGTGGCCAGAAGGCAGCAACGTATCGCTGAAGCAGTTGCCACCTAACACCAATCCCACAGTGTTCGTCGGTGGGACCGGTGGCGGGAATGCACGCGGTGCATTCATGAGTGCCGACTACACGACGCCCAACCGACCGTTCCGCGTATGGCCGATGGACAGCACCGGCAACGTGGTGGTGTGGGCGCGGCAACGCAACACGCTGCCGCTGGGCAACAACGACATGATCTACATCGACTCGCTGCTGATACAGTATGACGCCGCGTGGATGTATTGCGTGGACGACGGCACCGTGCCTGCGCAGTGTGCCAAGTACCAGGGCCTCGCACAGCAGCGCAGGAAGCAGGTGAAGAGCGCAGCAAACCTGCAACCGTTGCCGCTCGATGCACGCTACCCCGCTGATACGAATCAGTGGTGGGTAGCACCCTGATGTATAGCAACAAGAAGTTCAACCCGCAGTCGATGGGCTACCGGGAGCAGTTGCAGTTCTCGACTGTGCGCGCGTTCGAGGGCGGGCTGAACGTCGCGGATACCGACCTCAACATGGCACCGAAGTACGCTAAGGTGCTAGACAACATGGAGCGTGGGACAGACGGCACACTGAGCATTCGACCGGGGACGAAGTTCTTCCACAAGAGTGCGAACACCAGCAACATCGTTAACATGTTCTACTTCAACGCGTTCGTCATCACGGCGCACGCGGATGGTGCGATCTACAAGATCGATGGCGCAGGCACAGCAACGCTCATCGAGAAGGTCGGTGGCGGCGCACTATGGCCAACAGGTGTTACCTTCGTCAGCTTCACCATCTTCAACAGCGATCTGATCATGGCGAACGGCCGTGATACGCCAGTGATCATCAGCGGGCATCCGGCTGACGCGCGCTACATGCTAGGTGACTACCTGCATGACAAGTCATCAGGCTCAAGCATCAACGTGCCGAAGGGTGCGTTCGTCATTGCACATGGGCAGTATACCTGCATGGCCGGTATGCCCGGTAAGCCATCCACGATTGCAGTCAGCTACAAGGGCGCAAGTGGCACATGGCTCGGTGATCCTCCACTGAATGATGCAATCGAGATCGATCTCGGACCGCGCATCTCACTCGGTAGTGCAACCATCACAGGGCTGGTGGCGTATCGAGACAAGCTCATCGTCACGTTCGAGCGTGGGGTGCTGCCGCTGAACCTGGGTGTGTATGCAGGCTCACCCGCAGTGCACACGCCCACGGATGACGGGTTCATCGAGGAGTTCGGCTGCCTGTCGCATCGGTCGCTCTACAGCGTGGGCGACGACACGTTCTACTGCGACAACATCGGTATCAACAGCATTGCGCGCGTGAGTGTGTTCAACACCCTACGCCCGGTGCGTGTGTCGCAACTGATCGATAGCCTGATCACTGCGGCGATGCAGAAGCTGTCGGGTGCGCAGATCGCACGACACGTGTTCTCGGTCTACGACATGCGTAACGCGCGTTACATCATCTTCGTGCCTGAGTTCGAGGCCGATGGTGTGACGATCAAGGAGTCAGTGGGCTACAGCTACATGAACATCCCCGCGCTCGGCATCAAGGCGTGGGCGCGGCTACGCGGCTGGAAGTGGCGCAGTGCATGTCGCACGAGCCTACAGAACGTGTTGTTCAGTGTAGGCAACAAGATCTACTCGTATGACTTCGACAACCCGACGAGCAACGGGGACTTCGAGGGCGACACCGAGGTCAATGCCGATGGAACCGGTGTGCCGGTGTCGTTCGAGTGGGAGTTGCCGTGGGCTGACTTCAAGCAGCGCATGGAGCAGAAGCTCATGCGCTACATCGGTCTCGATACACAGGGTAACTCGCAGTTCACGCTTGAGGCGTATGTAGACAACATACGGCAGTATGAGGGTGCGCGTGCACCGCTACTGTCGATGGACTTCGTCGGTGGGGATGCAGCGGGCTATGGTGAGGGTGGCTACGGTGACGGACCGTATGGTGGTGGGCGCATCACCAGTGAGGAGCGGCTGTTCGCGTATGTCGCGAAGTTCAAGCTCCTCAAGCTGCGGGTGTTCGGTAGCAGCAAGAAGAACCTCAAGTTCATCAGCATCAGTGTCGCGTATCTACGCGGCAGCATGCGGAGATAGCTCATGGACCTGACACCGGTACTCAAGCTCAACCTGCCCGCATTCGCATTCGAGCCGTGGGATGACGAGGTCAACGACAACTTCGATGTGCTAGACGCATTCGTTGGGTCGATAGTTGGGGTCAACAACTACGCTGGCGTGTGGATGAATGACACTGCATACACGCAGGGTCAGCAGGTGATTGACACTGCGGATAGCAGCTTCTGGTCATGCAACGTATCACATACGAGTGCTGCTGCACCAACTACGTTCCTGGTTGATCGTGCGAACAACCCGACGTATTGGGTGCTGAAACAGAACAGCGCCAAGAAGTATGCAGAAGACGCTGCACAGAGCGCAGCGGATGCAGCGCAGAGTGCTGCTGATGCACAGGCTGCATACAACGCCATCATGCCTGATGCACCACACAATGGTGTCATGTATGGCCGCATCAACGGCACATGGCAGCAGGCTGTTGCAATCGACTCACCGTTCTTCATAGGTGATCCACGCGCACCGACGCCACCGCTGTCGGATAACGACAACAGCCTCGCAACGACAGCGTTTGTGAAGGGCATCGTAGGGTCGAGTGCTGCATTCGTCACCATTGGTGATACACCACCGTCGTCGCCATCTATCGGGACGCTGTGGTGGGATGATATCGGTGGCCAGCTATACGTGTACTACTACGACAGCAACTCGTATCAGTGGGTAGCAGTCAACAGTGCAACTGGTGGCATGGGCACAGGGTTCCTGCCACTGGTAGGCGGGACGCTCACTGGTGCACTGACGATGACGACAGGCAACCTGACACTGTCGAGTGCCGCAATCACCGCGAACCTGCATGCTGCAACGAAGCAGTATGTGGATAACACGGTTAACAACAAGAGCTATCCGTATCTGCCGCTTGCTGGTGGCAGCGTCACTGGGGCGACTACATTCCAGAGCACGCTAGTGATATGGGGCACCACGTCTAGCAGCGGTAACATATGGACGGGTGGTGCAGTAGACGCAACGACCACGATCACATCAGGGACCATGCTGAAGTCGAACAACGGTCGCATCATGAACTATGCACCGAACTACGCACCGAGTGTCACGCTATGGCGTGGTGATGTAGGTGCACGTGGCCTGTGGTCGAACGGCAATG